AGCAAGCACTCCGCTAAATGGCTGAAAACTGGTTGGGGCACCGCCAAGAGTAATCGTTCCGGAACCTAATGTTGAAGTGGATTCCTTAACTCTGTCAAATACTCTTATTGTCATAATAACCCCTAAATACATAAAAGGGGTGGGCGAATCGCCCACCCCATTGCTACATCAAGTAAGGTATAAAACCCTAATATTAATAACTACCCAACAGGACTCGGCGACTATCTAGTACACCATAGCCAAGTTCAGCAAATCCATACATTCCAGCTCTCTGCTGACGATGTAGGGTGTCATCTTCAAAAATGGTGACTTCCTGCTTGACAGGCATTACAAAGCTATCGCGATTTGCAAGGTCAAGACAAACAGTTAGTTCAGCGTCCGAGTTTGGACCTAGAGTTCCACTCAACTCATTAGTGAAGTAGGTTTGATACTCTTGGTTTTCACCAAGCTCATCTAGTGCATGAAGATTAACACCAAAGACGCGAGTTAGGGGCGAACCTTCGTCGGTTGAAGTGTAAATCTCTCGTCGAGTAGCTTCATCAGCTTGATCAACACCCCAGTTTCGAATGTCTTCTAGACCTTCAGGTGATAGATAAATATCAGTAGCTGACCCACGCTTGATAGAAGTGCTGTTACCGCCAGCATTTCGACGCATAACAACCTTCAAAAGGCTGATTAGACGCTTTGTGAATTGTCCAGCCGCAGCGTCTGCGTCATAGACCAAAATGTTACGATCAACGCCAGCAGCCAAAATGGTATGCCAACCGTCATCGTTCATTTTCTTAACAAAGCCAGCTTCCATAACCTGTGCAGCGCGAGCAACAACATCCCATCGAGCTTCTCGTGCGTAACGTAGCAAGAAATCAATAGAGTTGCTAATGCTGTAGGTTGGAACCATTACATAGTCGCCTTCTACGCTTCGCTCAGGAATTCGACCATGGCCGGGATTGGTATAAGCCACGAAATCCGCCTCTTCGCCCGGAGAGATTAGGTCCAACGGAAATTCCGTTGAGGTTCCGGGTTGCATTGGAATTCGTTCAAAGATATTACCAACGATATCGCCGCTAAGAACACCTTCTCGCAAAGGTAGCTCAAGAGCTTTAGCGATTTTAGCTTGAGCCTTCAAGGACTCACTTTTGTTGTTACTGCCTGCTCGTTTAAGCAGATCAATAAACTCTGGTTCAGGTTGTTTAAGTAAAGACATGTGTTATTGCTCCTTATGCTGTAGCTGTATTGCCCATTGGGACGTTAATTGAAACTTTTGCGTATCCGTCTGCATCTTTCGAAGAAAGAAACTGACCGACTGGCACTGCTGTGCCATCTTGAGAGTCTCCAATTTGACCTGCGTCTACAAGAAACGCTACATCGCCAGCAGATGGTGTGCCAGAGATTTGGTCTGTAACAATGAAACCCTTTCGTAGAATAGTGACCTTGCCGCCAATTTGAACTTCATCTTTATGCCAGTTCAAGTGTTGTCGGGTTAGATCTAGGTTAACAACGTCGTTTAGCAATACACCTAGTGGTTCTGCACCACTAGCTTCAGCTGCAATAGTACATAGAGCAACAGAGCTGTCCATAGCCGCACCAGATCCACCAGTGCTAAGGCTAACAACAACGCCACGGTTGCCTGTTTCGTTCATGTAAAAACTAATATCTGTGTCAAACTCATGACGATCAGCTTTTAGAGCCATATTTATACCCCTTGTTTAAGATTTTTGGTTAGTTTAAGTACTGAGTTTCTCAACCATTCTGATGCCGATGACATCTCAACTTCTTTTTGCCCTTCGCCAGCTTCTGCTATAGATGGCTCAACAATATCTTCTGCTTCTTCCAATTCAGAGGCACTAACCTCGTTCTCTTGTTCGCCTTCAAAAAACGCTTCCGTAATAGACGACTTTTGGGATTTTGCAAGCTCAACAACTGTTTCAAACATTTCATCCGATGCGTTAGAGAATTTAGCAATCAGCTTTTCAGCTACTTCTAGATCAACTCCAGCTTCAGTTAGAATAGACTTACGAGATAGGTTTGCCAGAGATGTTTTCATTTCGTCCAGCTCTTTTTGCATGGCTTGAATTTTTTCATCTTTTTCTTGGATCTCAACTTCAAACGCCTGAATCTTTTCTTCAGTGAGTTTGGCAGCTTCTGACTCCAACAATGCGCTATCTTCTTCAGATGCATCCTCAGCTTTAGGTTTCATCTTTGCTTCTTCTTCTTCCTTCTTCTTTTTTTCTTCCTTCTTCTTTTCGATCATTTCCATGAACTTATTTGCCATGACTGTCATGGACTTTTCAATTTCTTCGACCTTTTCGGCTAGGCTGATATCAGCCTCTGGCTGTTTTTCAGTCTCTACGTCTGGTGAAGATAGAACCGCTTCATCAACATCCGCCTTAGCAGAGTTTCCGACTTGGTTAACCTCATTTAAGGCTTTTGTCATGCTCGACTCCCTTAAAGTAATAAAGTGATTAAAATTAACTGTGCCATTCGCCGCATTAAACGGGTCAACATCTTTAGAAAAGATAATACTTCTAGGATTAGCAGGTTTTTCAACCAAGCCTTTTCCTGAAAAGTAGAATCCTTTTAGTAATCGACCTAGCTTATACCCTTCGTACTCGCCAGAGCCGCCATACGCGCGCAAATGTTTTGTTAGGAACGATGAACTTTCTGATCGTTGTAATACCTTGTCTTGACCTTCAGGAGTTACGAGCGCATAATCAAAGTCGGAAAATGCACATTCCATAGAAACTGACCATTTACCTTCGTCAATCTCTTCTATGAGTGACGCGATGCGCATTCGCATATCAAGATCACTCCAGCTCTTATAAATAACAGAGCTTGTGACGATATCCAGTCTTTCGGGAAGATTCTCTTCTGTAGTAGTTTCTTCTGAAAGGACTGAACCGTCTTCTGCGGTCACTATTGAATTGGTCATATGCCCGATGATATCAGTTTCATCATGCATGTAGTTAAATGGTTTTTGTAGTGGTGTGTTTCTTGCGGCCCAAAGCGCTCGCGTTGAAAACACATCATCGTTCTTGTTCCACCCTGCGGACACAAGGACGGAATTCATATAATAAAGATCTTGCTGTTTTTCAGCTACTGTTTTATTTTCAACAGAACATTCTTGACCCTCTTTTGTACAAACAATGTCAAAAGCTTTAGAGTGTTCTGGTGTTGTATCTTGTACGACATCACATATAAAAGCAATAGAATTCTGTGATTCTATCACCTCTTTTAGATTGTCGTTTATTTCGTTTTTATATATTTTCATATTTACCTCTAAAGTAGAATACTCCAAATTTTAAATTTTATATTAAATTTTATCGAAAAAAACTAAAGAATAACTCAAATTATACATTTGTCTGATCTCTTCTATGTTGGGTTCTCTCTTGTTATGGAGGACAAACTCATCATAGTTTTGATCTTGTAAAGTAATGAAATCCTCGTTTATATTGGCTTTATCCGATATTTTGGCTATAATCACTTCATCATCAACATCTGCATATGGATCGATTTTGCACAGGATATTAAACTTTAATTTTTCTAGGTCTTCTAACTGAGCTTTACTTAGTTGTCTTAGGGTTTTCTTCTCACAAGCTTTTAAAACACTAGAGTTTACAACCTTAGATATTCTGTCTTGCGTTTGTGTTGCCCATATCGTAAGAGACGCTAGGTTGGGTGAAGACTTTGGTAGAACCCTTTTTTGCTTTCGTGGGCCTTGGTCTTTAGAGAACTTAGGGCGTCCTCCGTCAGGGTTGGGGTTTTTATTCTTATCTTCTGTCTGAGACTTATCAGATGGAAGCACTACAGGGTTAGCTTTAACATCAGTTACGTCCTCGATGCCTATCTCACCTCTCTGTAGGGCAATCTTCTTATATTCATTCTCAATATCGCCGTTATGGTATGGATCAGCTTTCAAAGGCATCATGTTGTTTTCCCTCTGCTTATTCTCGTTTTTAATCCTTACATTCTCGATATTGTTAATCTCGCCAAATCTCTCCCTTAGAGTTTCAGTTGATATAACGTCTCTGTCAGCCAACTGCATCAATAGATTCTTTTCAGCAGCCTCATCCGATAGGATCATATTATCAAAGTGAATTTCCGCCGGAAAGTTAAAGCCCATAGCGTTTTGAACGTATTTAATCTCTGCCGTCCAGAATTGCTTAAGAAGGTCTCGGCCATATTCTAGTCGTTCAATTAGGGTCTTTAATGAGACAAAGTTGTTAGTGAATCCGCCACCGCCCCCTTGTCCCGCAAGTCCCGTTAGGGTTGGTGGAATTCCAAGACCTGCATAAATGCTGTTAAGAACTGGATTGTACTTCTCAGTTCCAAGAAACTTATAAATCTGAGTGCTACTCTCTTGATACTTAAGCTCTGGACCCCACACTAAGTCCATCGTACCACCACCAACATTACTAGCCAAAATATTTCTAAGCTTGTCAATAGCCGCTTTATTTGGTAGGATTTTATGCTCAAGATCTCCTAACGTCCAAAGTCTAACGTTTGATATTGCTCCGTCCAAGGCCGACATATCTGCAAGCTTCATTTTCTCAAGCATGACTATGTCATCTAGAATTGCGCTAGTCATAGGGTTAGCCCACGCTTGCCAATCATCTTTTTTATAGTAAAATGCGTCTACGCTATCTCCCTCAAAAAGTATAAAGTCTTTACCATTGTCTAATGCCTTTTGTATCTGCTTAGGTAGATTTAGCTTTGTGTTGTTGGTTTGAGCATCTCTATACGCCTTTTTAATCGCAGAAGATATTTTCATCTTAAACTTAGGTTTGACATTCGAGAAGTTGGTATAAACATTGTCTATATCTAAAACCATAGGGTTTAAAAAGTCGTACTTAAGTGGTATCTCCCTATACTTTGTTTTTACAGGTTTAACCTTTACATCACTTCCTTTAGACATTTCGTTCTGTGTTTTACGAGCTATGTTTCCGTATCTCTTATGGATGACGGTGTTGCCAGTTCTGTACAGAAGATTAAGAAATCGCTCAGAACGCTCAGACCCTTGAACTTTATGCCACCACGATCTATAGAATTTTTCTACTTTGGCGTTGGGGTGATAAAGTGTGATTCCTTGAGATCCAAAGTCGCCCATTAGATCTATAATGTTTTTTATAATCCCAACAGTATCATAAGCACGCATGGACTGCGCTATGATGTGCTTAGTGCCGCGAGCGGTATCCTCACTTGGTCGGAATCCGTAGTAGTCATCTTTGCGATACTCCGGCCTAACAGAGATATTTGGTTCAATATCTAGATATTGGCG